AAAACTAAATAGAGTACAAAGATTTTCGATTTTTCTGTATCTTTGTACTCACAAATCATGGGGATGACCGGTTTAGACAGCGGGTAGAAGTGGTTTGTAAGCATGTAGTGCGTGGTCGGCTTGCACTTAAATCTCAGACGGCGAACAATTAACTGGCGAAAACAATTACGCTCTCGCTGCTTAATCGAAGTACAGTAGATTCAAGCTTAATCCCTGCAAAAGTTGCGGGGACGTGACATCACCCGGATGCTGTGGCTCCGAAGCGTTCCGATCAGGTGGTGCAGCAATATCGGAGATAGTTTGGAGTAAGCCTCGGGCTCCAAGTGAAATTTTAGAGGATAAGGTTCAAGTGGGTGGCTTCGGTCTTGCTTGCACTCGACAATCGAAGGCGAAGATAAACATGTAGAAAGCAGATTAATTCCTCGTTTGGACGAGAGTTCGAATCTCTCCATCTCCACAAAGGCTACTGATTATCAGTGGCTTTTGTTTTTAAGGCACTATTTTGGGGACCTTGTTGTTTTTTGTTAAACAATTTCATTGCTTCATGTTTTGCGGAATCAGCTATATCTATATATGGCTTCATTGATTTGTAATCACTGTGGCCTGTCCATTTCATGACAACTTCTGGTTGTATTCCCATCATTAGGGCATTACATATAAAGGTTCTTCTTCCGCAATGTGTTCCTAATAATTCGTACTTTTTAAATGTTTCATCTATTCTTTTATTGCCTTTATAATATGTAATGGTTACAGGGGTGTCTATTCCACATATGTATCCAACTTCTTTTAAATATTGATTCATTTTTTGATTTGTTATTACTGGTAATGCTTTATTATCTGGATATAAATCATCTTTGTATTTATTAAGTATTTCTCTTGAGTAATCATTTAACTCAATAGATATTGTGTCTGCTGTTTTGATGGTTGTTATGTATATAGTATCATTAATTATATTGTGTCGTTTTAGATTTTCAACATCTGAATACCTCAATGAGGTAAAGCAGCAGAAGCAAAAAACATCTCTTACACGCTCCAAATATTTTTTGTTTTTAGGAAATGAAAAGTTATATATTTTCATTAATTCTTCCCATTCTAAAAAGATAACTTTTTTTTCTGTATCCTTTAATTTAGGGGCAAATGATTCGAAATCTCGAATGCTGTTATATCCTTTTGATGTAGCCCATCTCATGAACCATTTTAGAAAAGATATTTGTTTTTTTATAGAACTATTACGTAAGTTAGCATCATCCCTTAAAAATATCATAAAATTGTTTAATCCTGATTCGTTTAATTTTTCAAAAGATAATTGGTTGTTAAATGATATAAGATGATTTTTTAGTGTTTTAAATTTCTGGTATGTCGCTTGTGTCCAATTGTTTTTCATCCCTATTTCTTTCGTAAAATCATCAATATACTTCCATATGTTTTTGTCTGAAGGTTTTTCAATATCTATATCTATTCCTCTTATTTCTTTAATAAATAGAGCTTTAAACTCTTCCTTATCAGGTGTTTTTCTTTCATTGTTGAATTTGTTAAATATATTTTCAACGGTAGTTTCGTATAAGTTTATTTCTCTGTTTATTACAGATGCTTGTATTTTTTTCTTTCCATGTGTGGTGTTATTCTTACATCGTTGCGTTTCCAAACTCCATTTGTTAATATCAACTCTAAATCCTACGTTGAAAGCTACTATATTTTTACCCCATCTAACTCGTAGACGTAGTTTTGCATCTTCTTTTCCTTTTTCCTTATCAAGAAGGAATATGTGATAATATTTGTTTATCATGACAAATGTATAATTTGATTTTTATTTTAAAACAAAAAGTGTTTATGTTTTGTTTTATTATCAAACTGCCAATAGTGGCAATTTTTAAATCTAAAAAACATGGAACAACAAGAATTTGTGGAAAGATTCCCAGGACTTACTGAAAGTCAGATTTTTGACCTTGCAGAACTTGGAAGGTCAGTGCTCAATATATCGAGCCTAAAGAAGCTTGTATCTGAATTGATGTATATTTCAAAAGAGATACTGTGCTCAGAATCAGATATTGCTGAAAAGACACGATACTGTATATCTGATTTAATGAGCATTGCTATGTGTATTCATGATTTTGATAATGAGGTGAAATATTGATTATTTTATTATAACCTTTTCATACATCCAAGTACTTTGAATACAATCCTTACCATTTCTTTCGGTAATTCTTGTACGCCATATTCAGGTGATTTGTTAGTTGGAATCAGAGAGTAGCAATCTTTATTTTGAGAAGGTCCTATTCTTTTGATTGTGCGCATTTCATTTTTTGTGACTATGGCGTATATTTCACCATACGGGAGGAATGATATATCTTCTATCTTCTTCAGGGCTATTATGTCACCATGCGTTATCTCTGGCTCCATCGAGTGCCCTGTTACGTTACACCAACAGGTTGCCTCATTGTATTTCGGAAAATCTATAAGATACTCCGGTATTGTAGTCTGATCGTTAATCACCATATCGAATCCTCCAACGAAATCAACATTGTAATATGGAACTCCTTTGTCCTCGCTTTTTATAGGTAAAATTGATTGGACTGCATTTTCTTTCTTAAGCATGGTTCCTTCCCCTGTTAAAATCCATTCAGGAGATAATTCCGGGTATATTCGGAGGATATTGGATAATACTTTCGCTGAAATATTCTTTGTGTTGCTGATGTAGCTTTTTGAAGCTCCAATATTTTTCTCAAAAGATGTAACGCTAACTCTTTTGTAATCAACAAATTGTATAATTCTATCTCTTATTTCCATAATATATCATGTTAATTAATGTTATTGCACCGAATATACTCGGTGTAATATTTTTTTATACCGAAAATACTCACCATATTTGCACTTGTCATTTGAACAGTGCAAATATAAAGTATAAATGCAACATATTGAGATATGGGAAAGAAAATTAAAGTGATTGTTACTCCATTTGGGAGTATAAAAAAAATTGCAGAAGAGCTAAAAGTTTCAAGGACGTTTGTTAGTCAATCATTAAGCTTCTTCTACAACACAAACAAAGCTAAGAAAATCAGATCAGTAGCTTTAGAAAAATACGGTGGTTTTGAATCTTATAAGGAGGTGGAAGTCTGATGTATAATTTGGATACGCCTATATGGCAATTGACTGTAGGTGAGTTTATTGAATTACAGAAGAAAAATGTAATCAATATCTCGAATGTGGAGCCTATTGGAATCCCTAAAAGAAATTTGGTATATGGGATATCAGGATTGGCTAAATTGTTGAACTGCTCTAACGCTACTGCACAAAAAGTGAAAAATAGCGGAAAAATAGACAAGGCATATACACAGGTCGGTAGGCAGATTGTATTTGATGTAGATCTGGTGATTGACCTTTTGAAAAAGGATAAAAATCGTCGCTAATTATGAACAGAGAAAATATATACTTTTCGCACGATGCGAATGCAATGAGTGACCCCAAATGCATGTTGCTGATAGAGCAGCTTGGGATGGAGGGTTATGGAATGTTTTGGGGCTTGGTGGAAATGCTCCGCCAGCAGCCGGAATACAAAATGTCGCTGCTCCTTATACCGGCATTGGCAAATCGGTTTAAAGTGTCGGAATCAAAATTAAAGACAGTTGTGTCGGGATACGGGTTGTTTGTGATTGAGAACGATGAGTTTTTCTTTTCCCGCTCTCTTCGCGAAAGAATGGAACTGATGGAGTATAAGAAAATCCAAAGATCTATTGCTGGTAAGAAAGCTATTTCAGCAAGATGGAGTAAGAAAAAAGCGCTCCCTTCTCCGTCGAATGCTAGTGAAAAATTAGAAGATGATACGAACGTAATACGAACGTATAACGAACGTAATACGAATTCATACCAAAGAAAGGAAATAGAATTATCTACTACTAACGTAGTATCTAATTCTTGTATTAGTTATAGTAACAAAGATAGTTCTAATGATAAAGATAGTTTAGAAGATAAAGAGAGGGGGAATTTTGAAAAGTCGGAATCTTCCGATTCCTCCAAGTCGAAGGCCAAAGCCTTCTCCCCTCCTTCTATTTCTGAAATCGAATCTTATTGCAGAGAACGGAATAACGGGATAGATGCCGAGTGGTTTCATGATTTTTACCAGTCGAAGAACTGGATGGTAGGTAAGTCGAAAATGAAAGATTGGAAGGCTTCCGTCAGAACATGGGAAAGGAGAATGAAAAATGAGAAAAAACAGCAATCAGGAAGCAGTCAGTATGAAGAGCTTTAACCTACCGTCGGATAAGGATGTCGAATCAGTTGTTCTTGGGATGTTGCTGATCGAATCTACTGCTATCAATGCCGTTTCTTCTGTATTGACAAAGGATGTTTTCTTTAATGAAGCGAATGCGGCAGTATATGATGCTATAGACCAGGTGGCAAAGGATGGAGATGTTGTCGATATGATGTTGGTCGTATCTAAGCTGTCGAAAATGGGCAAATTGGACGAAATAGGAGGACCATTCTACATAGCCCAATTGACTAGCAAGGTGGCAATGACAACTAATTTGTTGGCTCATGCGCTATATCTTAAGGAGTTATACATGGCTCGTCAGCTTATACTTTCAGGCCATAAAATTATGGCTATGGCCCTTGATAGGACCTTGGATATCGAAGATACGATTTATTCCGGTATCAAGATGCTCGAAAATATAGCAAAGGGAATGACTGTTGGATTGAATACAGCCGATTTAAGAACACTTTCTCACGAAAGTATGATGATGTATGAGAAGCGCAAAGAAAATTTGTTAGAGGGCAGAAAAACGGGTATTTTGACCGGAATAGATAAGTTGGATAATACTCTGCTTGGCTTAAAAGGTGGTCAGCTTGTCATTTTAGCGGCTCGTCCCGCAATGGGTAAGACGGCTTTTGCCTTAAACATAGCTAGGACGGCTGCTATGTCTGGCCATCCTACGGTTATCTTTTCTTTGGAGATGTCAGGAGTAAGTTTGTCGGATAGGATGCTAATAGCTCATGGTGATTTTAATGCCGCAGCTTTTAGAAAAGGGGCATTGACCGATACAGAGGAGGTTAATCTATCTCAATCAGTTGATTGCTTGGGTGAGCTGCCGATAACGGTAGACGATACATCTGGCCTCCAAATCCAACAGATTAGTTCTGTCGCGAAAAATCTCCAGCGTAAAGGTAAATGCGAGCTTGTGATTATAGATTACCTCCAGCTTGTGAGGATCAAATCCGAAAACCGGAATTATTCCAGAGAGCAGGAAGTAGCTGAAACAACGAAGTTTGCAAAAGGAATGGCTAAGAGCTTAAATGTGCCTGTTGTCCTGCTTTCGCAGCTTTCGAGAAAGTGCGAGGAAAGGCAAGATAAAACGCCGATATTGTCCGATTTAAGAGAATCCGGAAGTATTGAGCAGGATGCAGATATAGTGCTGATGCTCCATAGACCGGCGTATTATGATCGTAGCGAGGAACAGGGGATGGGGATTGTGCGAGTTGCGAAGAATAGAGATGGTCGTACAGGAGATGTTAAATTTCATCATAACAAGACATTAACGAGGTTTACGGATTATGATATTCCGTGCCCATTTTAAATCTAAAAAGATATGGCAAATAAACCAACGAAAAAAAGAGTCCGCCTATATGGTGTCCAGCGAACAGCGCATAATCGGTCAAAATATGAGCGTAGTAGATCGGATGATCGCTACCATTCGTGGCGGTGGACGAAGGAAAGCAGGGCATTTAGAGAGTCCCATCCTCTGTGTGAAGAATGTTTGAAAAAAGGGCTGTATGTGCCTTCTGAGGTGGTGGATCATATCATCCCTATAGCCATCCATGACTTTTGGGATGAGTCAAACTGGCAAGCGTTATGCGCGAAATGTAATGCAGCCAAAGGTAATAGGGATAAAAAAATAATAAACGGCAGACAATGAGTAGCAAAAAGTCAATCGTAGTAATTACTCCTCCTGAGTATTTACAAAAAAAAGAGAAATTTGAATTATGTGGTTTTGTTTGTCCTAATTGCAATGGTAGAAAGGAGTTCATAGATCAACAAGGACGAGATGAGTTTAAATCTACAAAGTGTCTTTTTTGTAATGGTTTAGGCCGTGTTAAAGCTGTTGTTAATGTTGAATGGGAATCAGATGAATAAAATTAAATATACATATGAAAATAAGCGAATTTGAAAATACTGAATGGGGTGCAGGTATGTTGGCTATCATAAATGATAATATATTGGAAATCATATCTGTTGACTTTTCTACTAATGAGATATGCGTTTTGTATAATGGTAAATCTTTTTGGTTGCCTTGCTGTTTTGTTGAATTGGTTAATAATTAAAATTGAAAAGATATTATGATTGTATTATTGATTATATCGTTAGTAATATCTGTTGCTTCATTGGTGGCTTTTTTTGTTGTCATGAAAGTCTTATTTGATCAACAGAAGCAACAATTTGCAATTAATAAACGATGCAAGGAGTTGGATAATAATTTGAAGCCTATTCGTTTAAATTTTATAGTACAAAGCTATAATATTTACATGAAAAATGAACAATATGAATGTGCTGGAAAACTATTGAGTATGATCAAAGAAGAGTTTCCGGAAGATTATAAAAAAATGGGGTTTAATGTATAAATGATATGAAACTAAGGCAAGCTAGAAAAATAATGAAAAACGTCCGAATGCATCCTGCTATGCACTGGGTGTATGGATCTGGAAGGGTAGACAAAGCAAACGTGATTTGCATACATCACTACGCCAGGGTTAATCCGGTAATAAAGAAGTGGAACATTTTTACCGAAAAAGATCCACTCTCGGCTATCAGAGTCCTCAATGAAATTAATCAAATAAAAATAGTTGAATTATGAAAGTAACTAGTGCAGATATACAATTCTTAATTGGTTGCACCAGGCGGGAAGCGGAAAGAATTATTATTGACGCTATAGGCCGTAATAATATCGATAAGAAATTCAAGGTGAAATCTTCTACCGAAATAGAAGTTTCCAATATAAAAAAAGAGGTTGTTGTCGGTGAACGAGTCGATGGATGGTAAAAATCCTGTACAAAATGCAATCGATCTCCTTCAGCAGCATGGGCTTTCCTATTCTTTGAAGCATCAGATTTTTGAAGATATGAAATGCTTATACTATTGCGATTTAAAAGGCCGGTTCCGGACTTTAAAAAAGATACTACCTAAAGAACAGATAGATTCTCTTAAGAGCACATTAAAGGTTAGACGATCTGATTTTGTGGCATCTGGCGGAAAGTTCCCTAAAGGATTTAAGAGTTTGATAACCAAAGAATAAAGAGGAATGAATATAAATAGAAATGAAGATAGTAACAATAGTGTGTCTGCTAGCCATACTCGCTGGATGCACCTCTCAGAGAAAATCAATTTCAAGTAAGCCGAACCGGTTTACTGAACAGTTTCAACAAGCGGATTCCGCATTTAACAAGCAATACGAACTAAAATGATCAGAGCAAGATTTTTTGTAAATAAGGAAGAGTGCGAAGGTGACTATCGTCCACTGGAATGGCCTATTCAATACCCCTACTGGTGCACCGGTGAGAACGACAGCTATTTTGTCTTAGTAGCCTATATCAATAGTATGAAGAATTGAATAACCTATGGCCGGAAGCATCCAGCATAGAGTATGAAGAAGTAAATAAAATCGTCTTTTCGGATAGGTTTCCGAAGCCCGATTAGTACAAAACTAAAAAATAAAAAATTATGAACAGCAACGCACATGAATATAAGGTCAATGCCACCAAAGTAGCATTGCATCTGCTACGAGAGCCCGACATATTCGAAACGAATATGAAATTGTTTTGCGCTAAAGATCTTGAAGATGCTTTTATAGCTGGTGCAGAGTGGCAATCAAGGCAAATGGCATGGATAAGTGTGAACGATAAACTGCCCGAATACGGACATATCATTGACGATCTCACTATTTATTCTCACACAAAAAATGTGATTGTGCTTTATAAAAATGGATGTATTGGAAAAGGGAAACGCATTTATGTGAATGAGATAAATAAGAAAGGCTGGCAATGGTCTTGCTTAAAAGGTGAAGATATTACCCATTGGATGTATTTCCCGGATTAACGAACAATTAAATAAAGAATAATATAATGAACCTAAAACAATTCAAATATTGGCTAAGGATAAACGGTTTTCGTCCGGAGCAGTTCGGAACCGGCACGAAGTGGAATCCGATTAAGTTAACAACTAATAAGAAATGAAGTAATATGAGTGGAAACAAAGATAAGCTGATAGCCTTTAACTACTTCGGAGGTAAGTTTACCTGGTTGGAATATTTATACAAATACTTCCCCGATAAATTTACTCACTTGGTGGATCTTTTTGCTGGAAGCATGGTAGTATCTCTCAATTACAAAGGAAGAGTGATAAAGACGGCCAACGAAATTAATGCCGATATCACTAATTTCTTTGAGGTATTGAGGAATAATGAACTGGAATTGATACGGCTACTACTGCTCACTCCCTGTTCCGAATTGGAATACAATAATTCCTGGGAACCATCTGCAGACAAGATCGAGCAGGCCCGAAGATTTTATGTTCGCATCCGTCAGTCTTTTTTCGGACTGGGTGCACAACGCAAGAACAAGGGATGGCATTGCGCAAAACAACACGTAAATGCTCAAGGCGGTGAAACAGTTTCCCGATGGAATAATGCGATTGAGAAGCTTCATGATGTTGCAGAAGTAATACGCTCAAACTTTCAGATAACCAATTTAGATTATAGTGATTGCATTAGTCGGTTAGATTTTCCAGATGCCTTTTTTTATGTAGATCCACCATATCCGCTTGAGTGTCGTGCTTCATCAAACGATTATAAGTTTGAGTTTTCAGAGGAACAACACCGGGAGCTTTCCCTTCGATTACATGCAATCGAAGGGAAAGCGATGATAAGCAGTTATGACTGTCCTCTTATGCAAGAATTATACGGAGACTGGACAATGATCAAGTTTCCAGTCAAAAAGAACAACATTCGATCCAGCGAAGTACAGGAAGTTATATGGATAAATTATAAACCGAGATCCACTCAAAATATTTTTGAGATGGCTTAAAATTTAAAAAATAATGAGTTATGGCAAGAATATATGTAGGCGATGTTCCATGCCCTTGTTGCGGTAAGACAGGTAGTGAAAGTAAGCGTTCGGCAAGGGACAGTATTTGTTTCAAATGCATGGACGAACTAATAGAATACAAAGCAATACAAAAACGTACAGCTAATCGCAAAAAGGAGTATGTGGAGTTTTGGGTCAAATATTTCGATACACCTTATATTCCGGAGAAGGATGACTATTACAATTTGATTGCTTCTTTGCGTAATTTGTTTTCTGCGCTTGATTCCCCAGAAATGAAGCATAATAACATGAAAGAAGTTACTCACGGCAATCACTACAACGAATCTTTTGCTATAAAGCGTCCGTATAAAATAATGTGGAAAGGCTATCAGTATACTGAAAAAGGTTCATTTATCATTCGCGAAGATATTGCGCTGGCACTGGATGCACTTGTTGGTAGTATCGAAAACTTTGTGAACACAGTCAAAGTGGAGAGTAAAAGAGAAGGAGCTAATTTGTTGAAACAGTTAGGGACACAGCAAATTAGACCTGACGAGTTTATTGAAAGAGTAAACAGAGATTAAAATCTAAAAGATAACGAATATGTCAGATTTCAAACCGAGAATACTATCGCAGTACATATGCGATAAATATCAAGAAGGCAAAATAACCATTCGTGAGGCAGCAGTAACACTGTATAACGCCGGATGGACGACTTTTATTGATGAAGATTATGCAAAAAAAATATTGGAATTAACAACTAAAAAGATATGAAGAAAAGATATACAAAAAAAGGAGAGTTTATATGCCGTAGACAGAAGCCTTCCGACAAGTCTTTTTTATTCAAAGAAAGTTTTCAGCTTGCCTACTTTGAGATGACGAACAGATCAGCATACATTATCCGTAAACGGAAAATAAACAATGTTATTTATGTTGGCAGGAATAAAAGAGAGGCTAATAGACTTCTTAAATTCTTTAATAAAGAATCCTCAAATCACGAAAAGAAATGAACATCTGATGTGTGAACCTTGATAGGCGAATATAGTAGGATGAATATTAATAATCAATGTTTAATTAATCAATTCCGCTGCTAAAGGACAGCGTCCGGTGAGAGACCGGTTATTTTGTTTCTATTTATTATTTCAAACAACATCCCGGTGTGCTTTGGTCGGCTATCCGGGAGCAATTACCGCCGGGAGGCAGCAAGTTTTGTTGTTTTCTTTGACAGCCGGGAAAGACCGGCAACCGGGCGTATAGCTTAATGGTAGAGCTTCCCTTACTGGGGAAGAAAGGGGTTCGATTCCCTGGCGTCCACGAACAAAATATAAAAGTTATGGTACATTATTTTGAAGAAGTAAAAGAGGATTTTTTTAAAAATCTCGATGTAAAAGATAACACCAAAAAGTTGTATTCCAATAACCTTGATTTTTTTAAAAGATGGGTTGTTATGGAAGGAAGGAATATCAAGTATTTAGACAGAGCAGATATTCTTGCCTATAAAAACTATCTTATTAATAAAGGATTGTCTGCCAATACTGTAGACTCTTATCTTAAAGCAGTTAGACAATTTTATCGTTATGCCGAAATAGCTGGCGAGCACGAAAATATAGCTGCTGGAATAAGGCTTAAGAATAAGTCAAATTCTCACATGAAATTGCACCTTGAAAAAGAAGAGGTGTTGAGATTGTTATCTGTTATACCACGTGATAGTTTAGTAGGCAAAAGGGATTATGCCATGATAAACCTTATGCTTCGTTCCGGCTTTCGTTGTGTGGAAGTATCGAGATTGCGAATTAATCATATCAATAGATCAGACTCCGGATATATTGTCGAGGTTTTCCGGAAAGGGGAAGAAGTGGGCGGGCAATTGGTTGGTCTTACGCACAAAGCGATAGATCCTATTATAGATGATTACTTGCCTTTTCGTGGGGTAGCTTGCGATGATGAGTTTGTGTTTTTAACACATAGTACGACGGGCGAAAGGCAAATGACTCCTGACAGAATAGGTAGGATTGTTAAGTCTTACATGGTTAAATCCGGTATATATTCAAGGCAAAAGACATCCCATTCGCTTCGACATACGGCGGCAGTGATGGCACTACTCAATGGTGCCGATATCAAAGCGGTCCAACAAATGCTTGGACATCGTAGGATCGAAACGACAGAAATCTATTTAGAAAGCATTAACGGAAAGTTAAGGTTGGATAATCCAGCAGCACGTACGCTAGATGAAGCTTTCTAAAATCAAAAGAAAAATGGGTTTAAATGGAAATTATATCATGTATAATTATCTCGATGGATTGACAACCCTATAAGTTGTTGTCTCAGAGGCTTTATAATGTACGCGCACGAGAAAATGACGGTGTAAATTGAGAAAAAATGACGAAATAGTATCAGGGGAGGGGGGTATCAAATCTCTAAGGGGACATGTCTCCAAGACCACAACACACCTCGCTCCGCGTGCGTGCAAAATTGGACTTTTTATTGTAAACTAAAAATATGTAAAAAATGGGAAAGGGCAGACCTAAAATTTTGGATGAAGTTAAAAAACTTCGTGGCACGGACCAGCCGTGCAGGATGTCGGGTAACAGTGATTCGGCAGAAAGGCTTACATCCATCGAGCAGATCACTTCGACTGCAAAATTAAAGGTTTTGAAGACAAAGCGATCGAAGGATATTTTTAAGACGAAAGCCAACCAGTTGATTGCGCTGGGCGTTCTGACGGAACTTGACCTTGAGCATTTGGCCTTATATGCATTTAGCTTGGATTTTGTTTTTACCTGCATGACAAATATCATGGACAACGTGGATACAGGTGAGCGAATGTTGGATGGGGTTTCGGGCAAAGAGGTATCTATGATGTTTAAAGCATTTGACTATGTGAATAGGCTGGGGGCGGAATTTGGTTTTACGCCTATGAGTAGGCAGAAAATCAACCAATCACCTAAAGAAGAAGAGGACGAATTGGCTCAATTTTTAAATGGAATAAGATGAAAAGGAAAAAGGAAGAAATATACAAGGATAAGGCGTTGTCATACATCGACAATGTGATGTCAGGAAAGCGGAAAGCCGGGGAATTAGAACGGTTGGCGGTCGAAAGACATGTACGTGATTTAAAGCAAGCTGCTGAAATGGGGTTGTATTTTGATGAGAAAGCAGCCAAGAAAGTACTTGGTTTTTGCCAGTTCCTACGGCATTACAAGGGAGAATGGGCAGGACAGGAATTTGTGCCGGAAGATTGGCAATGCTTTATCTTATGGGTTGTGTTTGGATGGAAGACGAAGAACGGTGTCCGACGGTTTAAATATGCGGATGTAGAAGTAGCCCGAAAGAATGGAAAGACGTTCCTAGCGGCTGCTATCGCACTCTATATGTTGATACTTGATGGTGAACAGGGAGCGGAGGTTTATAGTGCGGCCGTTGATAAGGACCAGGCTGCAATCTGTTGGCAAGCAGCCGGTATGATGGTGGAGCAATCACCCATGTTAAGCAAGTATGTAAAGAAGTGGACTACTTCCATCGTTATGGAATCTACGGCATCATCTTACAAACCGCTATCTAAAGAGACTAAAAACAAGGATGGTCTATCGCCACATTGTGGTATATGTGATGAGATGCATGCTTGGCCGAATGATGATATTTACAATCTGCTTCGTTCCGGTATGGGGGCCAGGCGGCAGCCTCTTATATTTTCAATCACTACGGCTGGGTTTGATATGTCATCGCCTTACTATTCTATGCGTAGGCATTATATAGATGTCTTGCGTGGGGATGTAAAGGAGGAAAGTACGTTTGCGCTGATTTATTCGCTTGACAAAGAAGATGACTGGAAGGATCCTGCGGTGTGGACAAAGGCTTGTCCTAATCTTGGTGTGTCTGTTTATGAGGATTTTATGCAAATGGAATTTGAACAGGCGTTGAATAAAGGCGGTACTACAGAGGTAAACTTTAAAACCAAGAACTTGAATCTCTGGGTGGATGCTCCGGATGTTTGGATCCAGGATGAAAAGGTAGCGGCTTGTAATTATGGAACTACAGAAGATGATCTGATCGGTCAGGAATGTTATGCCGGTCTTGACCTGGCGGCCCATGTGGATATTAATGCGCTTGCACTTTATTTTCCGAAGCTCCGGCACCCGGCATTCAGGATGTATTTTTGGATTCCGGAGGGTAAAATTTTGCAAAAGGAAGATAGGGTAGATTATAGGCAATGGCAAAAGGAAGGTTGGATAAATGTGACCCCCGGTGATGTAATAGATATCGATGTCATGGTAAGCGAGATGTCGGCTATTTTGAAAAAGTATGATGTCCGGAATCTCGCTTTCGACCCTGCCAAGGCATACCATGGAGTGATACAGGGATTGCAAAAGGAAGGTTTCGACGGTATACTTGACCAGTTTAGCCAGGGGATCCAGAACATGAGCGAGCCTACCAAGCAGTTGGAGGCTGACGTTACTTCCGCTTCTGTCGATTTGATGGGTAATCCGGTTATTCGCTGGATGTTTCGAAATGTGGTGATATACAGGGATGCAAATGATAATATCAAGATGGACAAGAGGAAGAGTATTGAGAAGATCGACGGTGTTGTCGCAATGGCGAATGCCATTGGTGGCTATATGTCACAGGATGGGGATGATATGTATCAGTATAATGGAGTGAGTTTTGTTAATTTTTAAAACAATATAATTATCAACGATTTAATTACTAAAGAAAATGGAAGAGTTAGTAGTAAAAAAAGAAACAATGAGTTCCCTTGAAGTGGCGGAACTTACAGGAAAACAACATGCACATGTAATGCGTGACATTCGTAACATGGTCGATAATTTAAAGAAATATAACGAATCCACATCTGGATTTGTTGATTATTCATCCGATTATAACCGTGGAGACCGAACTCAGTACAAGTATATATCTGAAAAATCGCAAAAGACTATTTTGGATTTCTGCTTTAAAACTGGGAATAAGGACGTATCCGAGTATGTCATAAAGGAGTCATCTTACAAAGATGCTAAAGGCGAAATGAGGAGCGTATATGTTCTTAACAAGAAAGCAAGTATGTTGCTTGCAAGTGGTTATGATGCTTTCCTTCGTGCGAAGATCATCGATCGTTGGGAGGAACTGGAAAAAGAAAAGTTGAAGGGATTTGTTATACCCGGATCGTTTAGTCAGGCATTGATGTTGGCGGCAAAACAACAGGAGCAGATAGAAGAACAGCAAAAGCAGATATCGGTTATGAATACGGAGATAGTCGAAATGAAGAAAAAGACGGATTATCTGGAGATTATATTGAATAGCAAGGAAACGGTTACCATTACACAGATTGCACAGGATTACGGAATGACTGCTAAGTCTTTTAACCGGTTATTGGAAGAGTTGAAGATACAGAGAAAAGTAAACGGGCAATGGATCCTGTATTCGCCGTACATAACTCAAGGGTATGTGCATAGCAAATCGGTCCCCATTATGCACAAGGATGGGAGCAGAGATTCGGTTTTAAATACTGAATGGAGGCAGAAAGGCCGAATTTTTCTGTATGAGAAGTTGAAAAAGGCCGGGGTGTTACCGCTTATTGAAAGGAATTGAATGAAAAAGATAAATAACATCTTAATCCGGTCCCTATCTGATAGGGACCGGGAAGCTTTGTTGTATCTGATGAATGAGGTAAAGTTACATCAAGCTTCAAAAGCCGTCATGCAGGCGGTACATGCGTTTCAGCGTAATACGCAGGTGATCCGAAAGCAAGCGGAAAGAATACGCGATTTGGAATGCCAGAACCATATATTGAGAAGTAATTCTGAGCAGATTATTAAGTCTGTAGGTAAAATAGAAGATGTGTTGTCAAATAACGGAAATGTTAGATAAAAAGAATGCCCGAACATCACTGTTGGGGCATTCTGAAAAAAAATCACAAAACACATGAAAAACATGTGTTCAACAAATATATAAGTTTATTTCGTGATTTGAGCTATATAAGATCATTTTTTCAACATTTTATTTCTCATTTCCTCTATACCTTCTACTGTATTAGGATATACCGTCCACCCCCTTCTTAATAAAGAAAGAAGAGAATCGCATTTTTCATTAACAATAGCGTTATTTACTTCTTTGTAAGTTGATTTTAGTGATCTGTATTCGTTATAAGAGATTCTTCTTACATCACTGAGGCAGACTTCATCATCACCACCAAAACCGACGATAGTACCTTCATAGTAGTATTTTTTACGGCCATAAGCACCGGAAACGGCAAATGAGCCAACTTCTTCCATATAACCTACCTGAGCCATTGAAACCCCACACTCATACTGTCTTGTTTGAGTATTAAATGATCGCCCGCATTCAGGAGCTTCACCGTATCTGTATCCTACTATTTTACTACCTATGATGTCCATGTCTTGTTTGTTTTATTATTACACTACAAAGATACAACTTTTCCCTTTGAATGCAAATTTGCATTCAAATATTTTTCGGGAAAAGTAGATATTTAACATTTTGATGATAATTCAACGCCTCAAATCCCGCCTAAATTACCATCAGACTAAATCAACTATTTTTCCGAGCGCATTCGCTATATTTTCAAGCAAGTCAAGTCGGGGCGAAAATTTCCCCGCTTCGATCCGGTACACGGTACTTTGGGCTATGCCACAACGCGCCGCGAGATCGCGTTGTGATAAGCCCGCTTGTTTTCTTAAATCTTCAATCCTTCGACCGATGCGTATTCGGTCGCTTAACTCGTAATTATCTTCCATTTTGTTCAATATTTTCTATTTATTAGTTGTTCTACGGCTTTTACATAAGGAGCTGCCTTTTGTCTCTCCATATAAGCCACATATTGTTTGGCAATATGTGCTTCCAGCCTATCGGCTTCTCGATCTGCCTCAGGAGATATTTTTCTCAATTCAGGTATATTGTATGTTGTCCCGTCAACGACATACGCAAAACCGTTTAACGTGGCTGTCCATCCGTTTACCTCAAATTCAAAATCACTGATTTTGCCCGTGTGGACAAGTTCTATTGCCTCTTCTAATGTCGGGACTGTTTCTTCTTCCTGCTTTTCAGGTTCGTTTTCAGCAAATTCGAAAACTACGGCCGAATTAAACTTTGATTGTCTTCTACCCGAATAGCAAGCACTTGTGAAGTTGGAATAAAACTCGTCAAACTCAGCCTGAGAAGCGAAGTCCTTAGACCATGTTTTCGTAGAAGGGTCGTAAACGAATCCTTGGTTTTTCAGGCTTTCTTTTGCATTGAATGTGTTTTTAACTGCAATTGCTTTCATTTCCTTACGCCGCTTATAGGTTGCCGCCCTGTTCTAATTGTTTGTTTTTTGATTACACTACAAAGATACGACTTTTTTCTTTGACTGCAAATTTGCAGTCAAATATTTTTCGGGAAAAGTAGATATTTAACATTGTTTATATGTTTCGCACAGGATATCTACACTATACAATTGTGTTATCAAAAATAGACGTATCTTTGTGGTGATTGTGAAAATGATAATAGTTTATGGGAAAACTTGATATTAGTAAATGATTGGTATTATAATATGAATTGACTATATTTGCCAAAACTTTCAAATTGTTGATTATGAAGAAAATTATCCTATTAATATTTGTATGCGTATTCTCTTTAAATGGAATGGCTCAAAAGAAGAAACATTTAGAAAAAAAAGCTAAAATAGATTCTATATGTGTAGCGCTTCGACATCATTATTCAGAAACAGAAACCGGTATAGAATTTAGTAGAGTTATTCAAGCACCAGATTACATCAATAAAGAAGAACTTTATAACAAATGTTTAGAACTGATGGCTACAGCTTATAAGGATGCCAAAGAAGTCATACAGAATAAAGATAAAGATTTAGGTCTAATCTTTGGTAAAGGTATATTTGTAGAGAATATTTATAGTAATTTAGTTGGCAATATGGGTTATAGAGAATGTAACCATACCATTAAAGTTGAAGTTAGAGAGGGGAGATTTAAGGTTACTATAAATGTGGAAGATATTCACATAGTTATGGCGTATTTAGATGCCACATATCCTATTAAAAGTTTCTATCCATTTTGGAAAGACTGTCCTTTAAAGAAGATCGACGATAGTTTTAATGCCACCTACTTTGTTTATAAAGATGCTATCTCAGTCTTAAATCATTTTGAAGAAGAAATAATAAAGAAACAGATTAATGATAATGATTGGTAATAAAATACTATAGCACACTTTATCGGTAGATAAGGTTATGTTTTGTATGTAAAATAAAGTATATGTTATCAAACAGTTATCTTATAAAAATCATTGAATAAGAAGAAAGGTCGATACAAATATCAGGAGAATTAAAGAAATAATTTGCTTTTCTAAAATCTTTGTCTCATCTTTGCAGTGCGACATCAATACATAGGATCTGCAAGCGAGCAGGTCAAAGGGTGATAGAAAGCATTTTGCAGTTCTATTATGATTCATTACATATATCCTTGATATGTGTTGGTGTCGCAACTTAGAATCATATAGAACTGCTTTTTTATTAATTCATCTAAATGCGATACCAGATGAAACAAACAATTTCAGCTGCCAGAACAACCGCTGTTCCCGCATCCGTCAAAGTCGGAACAATCTTTTCATGGGCAATGCTTTTTGCCTTAGTCATAAATCTTAAGAAGCGTCTGCCGGAACCTTGGCAAGATGTAATCCCTGTTGAAAAAGTAGAAGATGTAAAGATGTGCATCCTACTTATCCTATGTTTTTTCTTTGTATTTGTACTTGCCGGAGCATATGATGTAATGAATGGAGGGAAAACATTATGAGTAAGTTGATGAAAAACAGTATTTCTTCGGATGTGAAGTTGTACTTTGAAGAAATCATGAATTTACAGGCTTCCGGCAATGATTTTCCGGTAAATTTAGACGATGTTTGGCCTTTGGTATATAGTAGAAAAGATAAAGCTGTAAGAGCTTTGGAGGATAGCGATTTATTTATACAAAATACTGATTATCAATTTTTCCCCCAAAATGGGGAAAAATCGGGAAGAGGTCGAAATGCTGATGAATACTACCTATCTATCCCCTGCCTTGAATATTTCATTGCCCGAAAGAAGCGCGAAGTCTTCGAAGTATACCGTCAAGTCTTCCATCGTGCTATGAACTCACCGTCAATATCGAAGGCAGATGCAATCATTGATACAGTCCAGCACATTATGTCACTACCGTTGGACAATGAGGCGAAAACGGAACTGATCCAGCGAATCAACAACGACGGGATCCGGGCTTTACCGGAAAGTAAGAACTTACCACTTCCTCCGGCCGTCGGTGATGGGATGATAAGTGCAACCCGGTTACTTCGAAAGCATGGTGTTACCATAAATGTAGAGTATTTTAACGATGTGCTTTGCAGTATAGGGTATATGGAAAGAGTGAATGCCGGATGGCGGAGCTATTGCGTGTTGATAGATGAAGGTCTGAAGTATGGCCGGAACAAGCCGAATCCCTACTATCGTGGCCGCACGATGCCGGTATATAGTGAAGATACATTTGGGGAGTTACTTAATGTTGTTTTTAGTTGCATTGATTTTGAATAGGAGGAAATGTTATGGTAGAATATGATTATGAAGTTTTCGATAAAATGATAAACACCCAGTATAAAGTTGATGAAATATGTGATGCACTTGGAGAGTTAACATACAACTATGTCCGGTCTTTAGATGTGGATTATGTGGATCAGTTTAAAGATGATATAACGTTTATTGAGTTTTTATTGAAAGCGTTTAAGAGCTTGAAGAAGCAGACAGACGGAAATAACAAATAAAAAAAGTTAATTTGTTTTTCCAAAATTGCAAATGATTTTGATTATTTTATAGCCTCTTTTCGTAAGAGGCTATTTTTTGTATATTGTATGATTTTTATATCTTCTTTTCATATTTTTTTATTCTAATTTTAGTTATCAAATAAACTGTTCAAATATACAGTTAAAGTAATAAGTATCAGTGTGTTAATCTTTATTCATGATGTTGCATATATCAAATAAGTATCTGTATTTTGTGAAAAAATGCGGAGAATGGAAAGCTTATTGGGTATATTTAAACGCAAGGTTTCCTCTTTTAAAACAAGAAGTTCGAGAGGATCTTTTGACAGCATGGGAAACGGATTATCTTCTATTTCTTCATTCCGTTCTGCCTTATCATCTGTAAACACAGAACAAGCAATGCGTTTCACTGCCGTATATGCGGCAATCCGTCTTCGTTCTGAGACGGTAGCTTCCTTACCTAAAACTGTTTTTTCTATTGACGAAACCGGGCGGCATGATGCCCGTAAGCACAATATATACAAGCTGATAAAATACAAGCCCAACGGATGGATGAATGTGTTTACTTTTTGGGAATACACTAATTCATGTTTGGAAGGTTGGGGGAATGCTTTTGTTATTATCCGTCGGGATATGAAAGGTGATCCGGTGGAATTGATACCGGTCCATCCCCGGTTAGTGAGTGTTGTGTTTAGAAATGCACGTAAATGGTATATTGTGGCCGGTAGCCTCTTTTTCGACGGGACCTATCCGGATGAAGACATGCTGCATTTTTTCGGGATGTCAGAAGATGGTATTACAGGCGTGAATCCCATTATTTACAATGCCGCAGCTATTAGCAGTGGTATTTCTGCTCAGTCTTTCGGAAACGAGTTTTTTGAACAGGGAGGAAATGTGAAGGCTGTTCTTGAAACAGATAAAGTGATGGGGGCTGATGTTGCAGCCGATTTTGCTAAGAAATTTAATCAGACAAAAAATTTCGGCACGCCTATTCTTGACCAGGGTGTAAAGTATAAACAGGTTGGTATCGCTCCGGAGGCTGCTCAGATGCTGCAAACACGCACATTCGCTTTGCAGGATATCGCCAGGATATTTAATCTGCCTCCTCATATGTTGGCTGATTTATCAAGAGCGACATTTTCGAATATAGAACATCAAGATATCCAATACGCTAAGTATTCTATTCGCCCATCCGTTAAGCGGTATGAGCAAGAAATGGACAGAAAGCTGTTTTTTGAGGATGAATTAGGCAGGTACGAAACTAAGTTTAATTTGAACGGGTTGATGCGTGGAGATATGACAAGCCGGTCAAATTTTTATCACAATGCGGTTTTGGATGGCTGGTTATCCCGTAACGAGGTGCGCGAAATGGAAAATATGAACCGGATGGATGGACTTGATGATATGTTGTATCCAGGCAACGAAAATATTGTAGGAAAAGAAGTATTACCAAAGGAAAAAGTAAGCAAATGAATAGAAAAGAGGCCGAAAAAACAAGAACCGTGCAGTTCGTATTTTCAGATGAAACCCGCGACACATATGGAACAGTCCTGTCGGCAGACAAATGGGATTTGAAACGTTTCAATAAGATAGGAGTTGCATTTTACAATCATAACGGTCTAAGTAGTGATCCTGACCAAACGATCGGCACTGCCCGTGCTTGGATAGAAGATAAAAAGCTGATGGGGGAAATACGTTTTGAATCGGAGGATCTTAATCCATTGGCGGATAAAGTTTTCAGAAAAGTACTTGCCGGTACGCTTCGCGGCGTATCTGTGGGTTTCCTCCCATTGGAGCGTGGTCAATTCGGCGAAGGAGATGAAGCTTTAGGTGGCAAAAATGAAACCTATTATTACGGTCGTTGTGAATTACTTGAGATATCTGTTACTCCTCTTCCGTCGAATAAAAATGCCTTGGTGAGATCAGTAGGTACAGATCCTATAGGGGAGACAATAGAAAGGATGTCAGCAGATGGATATATCTGTACGATCGAAGACCAGGAACCGGATATCAATGCTAATAATGACCAAAAAGAACGTGATGCAGACGAAGACCGGGCCTTGGCTCTTGATCTTATGTGCCGTACTGCAATAACTATGTCAAATTGTTAAACATCAATATATAAGCGATATGAGAAAGAAACATGAAGTAACTAGGGAATTGGAGCAGGAAAGAACCCGAATGAACGAGCTTTTGTCAGATAAAGACAAGAGAGATGAATTTCGTTCGTCAGCAGATAGGGTTTCCGAATTGGTAGAAGAATTAAACGCTATCAACTTGAATGAGGCAGCTGAACGGGCTGCTGCTACGGCACAGGCTGACCAGCAGAATATCCGTGATGTGGCCAAGAATTTCAGTTTTGCAAAATTTATCCGTGAAGCGTCCGGAGAAAATGGATCACAACTGACCGGAGTTGAAGCGGAAATGGCTCAGGAGGCAGAAAAGGAGGCAAAAAGATGTGGATATAAATTGACCGGTGTAGGTATTCCGTCCGCACTTTTAAACAGCCGAATGCATGTTGAAGGACGTGCATTTGACGGTCAGAACGTAACGACACCGGCTGACGGTGGATATACGGTTACATCTCAGATGATGTATCAGGAGGCTTTGAGAAACAGATTGATATTGACACAAGCAGGAGCTACCTATATGGGAGGACTGGTTAATAATATCGATTTGATTCAAGGCGAAGCTATCACTATGGGATGGCTGGACGAAAACGAAGAAGGATCGGATACAAAGAAGCAATTTAGCAAAGTATCTGTTAATCCGATGCGCTGCTTTGTCAATGTGCCTATTTCCAAGCAATTAACTATTCAGTCGAACTTGGATATTGATCGGAGAATTACCAGCGATATTTTGGTTGCACATGCCGAATTACTCGAGACAGCTGCCCTTAATGGTACCGGAACAAAACAGCCGACTGGCGTTTTGAATACGGACGGTATCGGTTCGGTGGCTATCGGTGACAATGGTGGTCCGATCACTTTTAAAAAGATTGTGGATCTGGAAACAGCTATCGCTATTAAGAATGCTGACGTGTCGTCAATGGCATATGTGACGAATGCGAAGGTAAGAGGCGAAGCAAAGACAACTCTAAAATCGGCAAACGTGGCTGGATATATCTGGGAAGGTGGAGAAATGAACGGATACCGGGCATTGGCTTCTAATTTGATTCCGTCAGATTTGACCAAGGGCACGGCTACAAAGAAGTGCTCTGCGCTTATTTTCGGTGATTGGTCTAATCTCTGGATTATGGGTTGGGGAGGCTTGGATTTGATTGTCGATCCGTATACAATGAAAAAGTTCGGTGCATATGAAGTCACCCTGAATGCTTATCATAACATCTTTATCAAGCGCAAAGAAGCTTTCGCAGCAATCAAAGATATTACAATCGCTTAAGTTATGTGGGTAGTATTTAGAAAAGCAAAAGCGGGGCTTGCCTATTTTAAAGGAGACAAAGCCAATTTATCGGATGAGATGGCCAAACAACTCATAGAGGATGGCTTTGTTCTCCCCGCTGATGCGGATCAGATCAAAAGTGATTTACCGCTTGATCTTCCGGGTCGGGCGGCCTTGATAAAAGAAGGCTTATTTACAAAGAGTCAGGTGTTGGATGCAAAAGAATCATTGACGGATGTTCCGGGTATCGGGAGCGTTACGGCGAAACAGATAATCGATACTCTAACGAAAGGAGAATAGTATGACATTAGAAGAATGCCCGGTATCATTGGACGAATTGAAGAAGCATCTCAGAATGCCGGTAGACGAGACCTTGGATGAAGAACTTACGACGGTTCTTTTAGCTTCTGCCGAATATATCGAGGGCTTTTGCGGAAGGAAGTTTTCAACGTTTGAAGGCGGATTTCCGAATACGCTTAAAGCTGCCATTCTTCTTAAGGCTTCATCGCTATTTGAGAATCCGGCCGATGCTCTTGATGAACGTACAACTGCCTCGCAGAGGCTCGCAAATCCAAGAATATGGAGGCAAGAAACTACAGTATAGGAAATTTCGTTGAAAAGGTCGTGTTTTTGAAACCCGTTCGCAATGTTTCGGAAACAGGAGCGGCTGAAACAGCGTTTGTCGAGCAGGAATATCGATTATGTGAGATACAGGACCGAGTGGTAAATGCTGAGACGGTGAGTGATGCAGATGCAGAGGTCCAGTCTTATTCTGTTGTTACCTGGAAAGTTAACGGACTTACGACCGAATGGCGGGCGGAATATGGTGGAGATCGGTATTTTATCGATCGGATTTTAAATGAAAATAGAGGAATCTCAAGGTATGAATTAAGACGTGAGGACTTATGCAACGAGTAAATAAGGAAATATATAAGGTATTGGAATCGATCCTTCCTAATAAGACCGGGATTTATCCTGCTTTTGGTAGTGAGGATGCGAAATTTCCTTTTGTTGTTTATAACTGTGATTCGCTTGTTCCGGATCGGAGCAAGGATGGGATAGAAGGATTCAAAATGCAATATTCGATTGATATCTATTCTGATAAGTTCGACACTTCTGATCTTCTTGAAGATTTGATTATTGAAGGACTTGAAGGTTACACAGGCCAGACAATATCAGATATTTTATTGGTAGATGGCTCTTCGTCTTTTAATAGTTCTTTCAGGCATACATTAAACTTTGAAATTAGTATTGATGTAGATTAATACATAAGTGATTTTATTGATCATGGAGAAAGCAGGAGTAGATATCAATATTAATAAATTTCTTGATTTGACAGCAAGGCTTACAGGCAAGGAAATGGATGTTGCTAAAAAGGCTGCCGTAAGGCAAGGCGCCAATTATTTGAGGCGTGTGACGAATAAGGCCTATGCTACATGGACACGCCTTCCTACGAGGAAACATGGTGTATCTGGTGTTAAAAAGCCAGGCGAAGCTGTAATGAAAGAAGATAAAGAAAATCCCGGTGTGTTTAAAGTCCATATCATGGGTGATTACATGATGAAGTGGTTTGAACTTGGAACAAAAGAGAGAAAAACCAAAAGCCGTAAAATTGTAGGTAGTTATAGAAAAGGGATGCGTAAATTTCTTACAAGGGCAGGAAAAGGACGAAATACGGGAAAGATAGATGCTCTATATCTATTTCAAAAGGCACAAAGGTATTCTCAGAAAAAAGTGTTTGATGAAATGGAAAAAAGATTAATAAGATCGCTGAAAAGAATTAATAAAAGTAAATAATATAAGGAGGAAAAAAGATGAGCGTAGTAAAAGGTAGAGATTTAATGCTTTTCAAAGCATCAGGAGAAGCACCAGAATATACATGGAAAGCGTTTGGCGCAGCACTTACACATACGCTGAATGTGAATACTGAGGAATTGGATATTTCGAATAAAGATACTGGTGAATGGGGGGATAGTGAAGCAGGACAAATCACATGGGATTTACAATGCAACTCCATGATGGTCGAGTCGGATTACGATGAATTGCTAAAGAGCCAACTGGCAAAAGAGGTATTTCATATCGCATTTGCTCAAAAGCTAAATCCCGGAGATACAGGTAAAGCGCCAGAAGGCGGTTGGCCGATTGGAAAAGGAGGTTGGGAGGGTGATTGCATGATCACATCTATTACAGCTACTGCCTCTCATAATGATAAAGCAACATACGATGTTACCTTTAAAGGAAAAGGACCGCTTAAGGAAAGAAGTAAGGAATGAATACCAACGAAATAAAAATAGACGGAAAGATTTATAAACTGGGATGTAATTTACATACCCGTTTATTATACGAAAGAATGGCAGGTAAGATCCTTGGTGATAATATGCTTACGCTTGAACATATCATCTTTTTTTATGCCGTATTGGTATCGTTCAATAAGTCTGTTTTTGATATTGAATTTGACAAATTCATTGATCTATTGTCCGAAGATGAGAAAAAAATAGAAGAGTTTGCGGCATGGGAAATTGCTTATTTCAAAAGCCTATCCTTATTATCCGAACCACCAGATGAGAATGATAAAAAAAAAGGATAAGTGCTTCGGAGATTTATAAGTTGCTTGTAATGGAGGGTGGTTTACCTCCTGACTATGTGTTATATCAGATGCAGCCTTTCGAGATTGAAATAGCTATCTCCGGGTTACACTTGAAGCACAAGGAACTATGGGAAACTACCCGATTGTTAATGTATGCGATTGTGCAGGTTAACAGTAAACAGAAATTGGACCCCAAAGATGTATTATCCTTACCCTGGGATGATGAAGCTAATGAACAGTTTAGCGATCGTGATCCATATAAGGAAATGCAAGAAGAAATGTGTAAAATGCTAAAATCGATGAATGATGGCCGGTGATTTAGTTGTAAGACTTTGGCTTAATAGTCAAGGATTTGATAGAAATATAGAGAAAAGTACTAAGCAGGCCCGTAAGTTTAAAGATGGCTTTTCGGGAAGTGCAGAACAGGTATCTGAATTTAGCGGAAAGTTAAATTTGTCTATCGGTATCTTAGCTAAGTTTGCCGGTGGTCTTGGGGCCGCAGCGGGTGCTTTTGGGGTAATCAATGAAGGTTTACAGAGTAATGCTGTGTATCAAGACAAATTCAATGAGTTAATGAGTACCGGCAAGGGGGTTGTATCTCAGTTTTTCTCATCATTATATTCGGGGGATTGGACCGTATTTAATGACGGGATAATGGAGGCAATTGAAAATGCGAGAACATTTGCGGAAGAATATAGAAAAGTCCGAAAAAGTCTTGTTGTTAATAAAATAGGATTTGAACAAAAAGATGCATTAAAGAATCAGTTGGAATCCATAATAGAAGATGATTCAAAAACTTCTGAAGAAAGAAAGAAAGCACAGCAGCAATTGGACAAATTGCTAATTATGGGTATTGCTGATATAAGAGAAATGTCAGATAATGCCAACAAGGCATTGGAGTCTATGATAAAACAAGTCACTGGCACTGGTAGATTTGTCACTTCGGAAAATGCCCAAAGCATCGTATTAAGAGTATATGATGAGAATAGCGATCTTCGAAAAACACTCGAAGGTTATAGGGCAATAAGAGATATGGCAAGAGAGTCGGCATCAAACTCATTTGCCAAATTCGATATATCAAATTATCGTCGACAAATTGAAGCCAGAAAACAGCTTGATTTAATGCCGGAAGATCAAAGAAATAAATATGATGAACTTTTGAGATTGGCCGATAATCTCAATGAAGAGATGTTTAATTCTTTTAAGGATTTGTTCGACGAACTGAATGATCTTAATGATAAGGCGGGAACTTGGGAAAAAGATAGAGCTGGCGCTCGGGACGAAATATTGGGGATAAAGGTTGGCGGTACATCTTCCAGATCTGAAAAATACTCTCCGGAGATCGGCTCCTTGGCTATGGCAGAAAAACTCCTTGCCACATGGAGGGATAAGTTTAACAAAGCGACTACGGAAGAGGCTCGTTCTGTAGCAAACAGGATGATACAAGAATTGAATGGTCGAATTGTTACAATGAAAGTCCAATATGATGTTGAATATAAATATGGAAAAAGAGAAAATCTACAATCTATAGAATCCGGTAAAAATCCAAGCCTTAATATACCTGTTATGGCTCCTGATTTTACAACATTGAATCAACAGCTTCAACAGTACAAAAAGAATATTTCTTCTGATGGTATAAAACTGGTTGATAACAATCAAGTTGATACATTAAACTCAATGGCTAATTTGTTGGGATCGATTAATACATTGACAGGAGATGGAGCTGCCGGTTGGTTGTCTTGGTCTTCAAGTATAATGCAGGCAATTGCTCAGGCGATTCCCCAGTTAAATGCATTGACTACAGCCCAAACGCAAGCCGCTGCTTCCGGAGCCGCTGCCAGTGTTGCTTCTATTCCTGTTGTTGGATGGATTATGGCGGGTGCGGCGGTCGCGAGTGTATTGGCGGCAATTATGTCTGCTCCTAAATTTGCGACAGGTGGTATCGTGCCAGGTATAAGCTATGCGGGTGATAAGGTCCCTGTAATGGCAAATTCGGGGGAGATGATATTGAACAGGGCGCAGCAAGGAAGATTGTTCGATATGCTTAACAATGGAGGGGGCAGGTCGTCAGATGTGCGTGTTACCGGAGAGTTAGTTGCAAGAGGATCAAATTTGGTGGCAGTGATCAGAAATAGTGAAAAACTTAACTCGAAAATGCGATGAATATAGCTTATTACTACGAATTTAGAGGACTTGACAATGTTTTTAACAGGGTTGAGATATTGACGAACAGCAGTGTTACGGCTAAAGAGGTCACAGGTACCGGAACACCTTTTGTCCTAACGTATTCCGATGCGAAGAAATTAGACCCCGTGCAGGGGGCAGGCGCAACAATAGGACTCGTGAGCCATGAAGTCTTTGAATTTGTATCGCTGCATACGGATGACATGCAAGGCTATATGATAAAGATGTATCGTGCCGGAAAACTGTATTGGGTAGGTTGGCTCGACCCGGAATTGTATGAAGAACAGTTGTCGGACTATCCACCGTACCCAGTCGAATTTACCGCTGCTGACTTTAACGTGTTGGAACGGCTTAAATACAAGGATGAAAACGATGCCAACTACACAGATATAGTCAGCATGAAGGAACATCTTAAAAGGTGTCTTTCTGCTTTAGCTCTTCCGTTTGAAAAAATATATATTGGATGTAGCACAACAGCGGAAGGAATCACGCTGTCCGATAGCGAAACGGTATTAGACAAGTTATATGTAATGTCTGCCAACTTTTATGATGAAGAAAATGAACCTATGTCATGCCGGGAAGTAATAGAAAGCATATTGCAGCCATTTGGTCTTATGATGGTGCAAAGGGATGGTAATATCTATATTTACGATTACAACACGATTGAGGATGGTTTATCCATGAAATGCTACAATTATGCTAATTGGACATATGAAGGACTGCAAACTCCTGAGCATAATCATGGGGATTTGTCGAATATCGGTTTTATGTCCACAGAGGGTAGCTATGGATTTGAGGAGATGAAAAACAATGTGACGATTACGAGTTCAATATATGCTTCATCAGATAATATCGCCAAATATGAAGTTGTAGAAAAAAAATTGGAAGATATTGAGTCTACAGAAGAGTTTAGAGGCTTTTATTTAAAGAGATACAAAAAATGCGATAATTGGAAAAATGGAAAGTTCTTGTTTTATGAGAGTAAAACGGATATTAGCCGCCCTGATAAAGAAACATTATACGGAGCAGAATTTAAGTATACAGGGGATAGTTCTGCTAATAACGAATGGATATTTGAGGATAAAAAAAAATACTTGGTTGGTAGCGATTCTGAATATTATATACGTGTAAAGGCGGAGGCGTACATAAATACACGTGAAGATCCTTTTGATTCAAGCGAAAGAGAAGACGATGAGCGTACCAGAGGGATGGTTGTATACGGAGATTTGATATTGTTAGATGCGGAAGGCAACCCGACAAAGTATTTTGTCAATACGGAAGGAACAAAAAAACGATGGGAGGATATTAATATCGGATCGATACCGACTGGAAAATTTGGCATTCCTTATGCGTCTATTCCGATAACAAAGTCTCGAATAGCAAACGGATGGAGATATAACGGAAACGGGTATATTATGCCGTCTGGCGGTTTTGGGGTTGATGCTTCAGGGCAAACAGATGGTTATAAGGTTCCCGTACCGGAAATAGGGGGGTATCTGACATTGATACTTCGTTATGCTGTCGTGTCAAATCCGACACTCGATCATATAACTGTTTTTCCGGCGGATAGGGTACAATCAATACTTATTAGAAATGTGGCTATGAGTCTCGAAGATGATGAAGGAAATAGTATATCAACGGATGATTACGAATTTGATAGTTATGTGAACAAAAAGGTTAAATCCGATTTTGATGAGGTCACGTTAAAGTGTATATCGGCAAACGAAGAAAAAGCACCAATTGGTAAGGCTAATATATTAAAAAAAGTCGATAAGGGGTTTAAGTTTCAACTCTCTTATACTCGTGCCGGACAAACTAACATTCTTGAAAGGCTTTTGATGTGTACTATTCATTCAAATTATTCACAGAAGAATAGCCAATTTGAATGTACACTCCATCTTAAAGATAATCCTATAATGGGTTATGTTACCTACAATAAGTTTTTGAAAGGTAATTTTTTAGTGACAGGTGCGGAGTTAAATTTTCGACGTGCGACAATGACTCTTTCGTGCGTAGGATTTAGTAAGGATGTTGCAAAACTTAGTGATATCCCATACGATTGATTGCACAATATGGGTATGGTATATAACACAAAATGATTCATTTGATGGCAATAGATATACAACATAGAAATGTAAAGAAAACGGCTCTTCCTCGTACGGGAAGGATGTTGGATGCTGTTAGCGGAAGCGTTACGGGTATGTCCGGAGGTTCAAGTATCGGCGGATCTTCGTTTTCCGGTTATTGGGACCTCATTACTACCAATGCGGCCGGAGAAGCTATTGAAGAAGGCAAGGAATATATCCTAACAAAGTATTCGGCCATTTCCGAAAAGGATGTTGTAGCCTATGGCACGCAGGATGAATTTCCCGATATGGCATTTCCAGTTGCGACTTATACGACTCCTGGAGCAGTACAGATCAAACAGGGAGGCGGTTTGATCATCGGAGAAGATGGTATTATATCTGTTGATCCTAATTTCGCCGGCGGAGGATTGGATGAAAAGCAGCTCAAAGAATATCTGGACAGGTATCATTATCTGACTCCATCCAGCCTATTGTATGGCTACCTATCAAACAGCATAAGCCCGATTATCACGGCATCAGATAGCGTTAATTCGGCGTTCAAAAAGCTCGAAACGCAAATTATTAACTTGAATAAGGATTACGTTACGCTGACTACGGATCAAACGATAATAGGACAAAAAACATTTGAAAAGACTGTGTTATCCAAAGCGGATGTTGTGGCATACGCTGTAAGCGATATTGGCGATCTTATAGCTATAGCAACTCCTGATATGTACGGTTTGGTCAAATATGACAGTTCTGTATTTTCAATCAATTCCATCGGGCAGCTTACATTAGCAGACGGAGCCGGCGGAGGATTGACAAACGTCATACCATCCGGTACCGGAAATGCCGTAACGGAGTTGTCCTATGATAAGGCAACCAAGATTCTTACTTGGAAAAAAGGAAGCACTTTCGCGCTTCGCACAGAGATACCTACCCGATTGGGGCAATTATCCAATGATGTGGGGTATATTACGGGTATTAACAAGAATATGATACTTAATGCCCTTTCCGGAGCAGGTAGTAATAATAAATATCTGGCCGGAGATGGTACGTTTTATACCATTTCTTATAGCGAAATAAGCGGAACGCCGAACTTGTCTGTATACGTCAAAAAAGCCGGGGATACGATGTCCGGCGATCTGACAATACGGAAAACGGAACCTGCGTTGATTTTATCAGGGTCTCGACAGTGGTCAATATACGAGGCATCAGGAGATTTAGGGTTCCGAAATGGCAATACTTTGGCTGCATATTTTTCCGGCAGTAATAACGGTACATTATTGATATATAATGATCTCATAGCTCACGGGGATGTTGTCGCCTATTCATCTTCCGGCATAACAGATTTAGCCGTCGTTGCATCGTCGTCAACTTATGGGCTGGTAAAGTATGATGGCAATACAATAAGAGTTAATTCATCTGGGCAGTTGTATGTCGCTTCTGGAGGTGGGGGCGGCGGTTCTGTTGCCTGGAACGATATTACCGGCAAGCCATCATGGATAGGATCGTCCAAGCCATCTTATAGTTGGAGCGAAATTAGCAGTAAACCGTCGTGGATTGGGAGTAGTAAGCCGTCTTACTCATGGAGCGAAATAAGTAGTAAGCCGTCTGGACTTGTAACATCTGTTAGCATATCCGGAAGCGGTAACGCAATAATAAACGCATCTTTTTCGGGTGGGACATTGAGTTTAACAAAGGGTAGTATTTCTGGGGGGAGTAGTTGGAACGGTGGAACTATTACAGGAAATCTAACTATTAGCAAATCAAGTCCGGGTATAGCTTTATCGGGTTCTGGCCCATATATGTGGTTTGGCTCATATTGGAAACTTACAGTCCCTTCCAATGATTATTGTTTTTACTACAATAATGACTTAAGGGCTTATCTATCGTATAGCAGTTCCGGAAATATGTGGGTCAAAGGGTCATTGGTACAAGGATCTGATATTAGGAAGAAAAATTTAATGGGTGATCTCGAAGATGTGCTGGCTAAAATGATGGCTTTATCTGTATTTAGGTACTCCTATAAAAATGATCCTGATGCCACGGTACGGATTGGCCTATCTGCTCAACAGGTTATCCAATATTTCCCCGAATTTGTATTTACGGAGCCGGATGGATATTATTCAATGGACTATGCGAGCATGTCAGCTTTGGCAATAAAAGGCATACAGGAGATCTCTAAAAGGTCTATGATGATTGAAAATCTTGTGAAAGTCCGTAAGGACTGGGAGTTGACGAAGGATCAGCAGATTAAACATCTTCAGGAGACGGTTATTAGATTGCAAAATGAAATAGATGAACTGAAAGGAGGAACTGCGGCATGATACTACCAAAGAAAGATCTGACACTTTTTCAAACTGCATTGAAGGTTGGAGCAGTATATACGAGCAGCGGGAAAGGGTACGTTATCCGTGATCTTTTCCGGCTTGTGGCCGCGGCCAAATCCGGAGGGGAAAAAGGTTATGCTTTTCGGGTAGCAGAGAACGGCTATACAGATGGTACACGCGGCTTTATGATTGACGGGGCATTGCCTTATTGGAATATCTGGAGTCCTGATAGTCCTGGGCGCTTCTTCGTTGATATTGATCAGCGCATCAAACTTAGAATGAAATTTGATGCAGGTAATTCGGCCAATCCTTATTATCGTGCATCACTCGGATATTTTGCCGGTTACGATACCAATGCGGAAGCTCCTTTTGTTAATTGTACAAATGCAGCCAATGGAGTAATTGACTATTATCCGTCTTTTTCCCTGAGATTGGTATTTCTTGTTACTTGTTCAGGGATAAATTGGAAATCAGTGCAGGGATATATTGATCATTTCTATATCAAGGTAATTGGGACATTTGCATTAGGCGGATCGGAAAATGAAATAGCATTGATTGAAAGTCCGTCATACGTGAATACGGATGGTACAACAAGGTCCTATAACCAGCAATATGAATTAAAAAATCTCGGCAGCACGTATCAATATCTCCGTTTTGAGATGTATGTCGGATATACTGATACCGGAGGAGAAAAAATGCTTTTTAAAGTCCCTTATATAGAGTCACAGACAGTGAGGTTGAATCAACGAAAAGAAGGGCTTAGTCCTGGTAATTTCCTATGGTTCTACATATACAATCCCAATTCTTCATCCGGGGGGTATGAAAACGTAGCGATACCGGATTATGAAACGAAAATTCCGGTATCAAACAAAGAAATAGAGTTTCAGCCCAATTCAGGGACTCCGTATGATGGTCGATATGTTTTGAAATTCAGTGCAAAGATAGTTGGTGACTATTATACGGAAATACCGGGATATGGTACCGTTGATATACATGGTTACTATGATGTCCTTGCAAAGGGCTTTATATACAAAAAATCAGGTGGAGAGGTTAATGTAGACTATGAATCTCTTGGACAAATTTACCTGGATACAAACTCAGAATATAATAATTTTCAGTTGCAGATTCCAACAGAATGGGCAAGCAATAAATTAGATTCTGGAACATTACATTTTTTCATTAGAATGAAGTCTCAACCATAAAATAAAGTAATATGAAACAGATTAGCAACAAAAGAACAATTGCGGACGTGATCTATGACGGTGAACAGATCACTTTGAAAGGACAAGTAGAAATAGACTCTAACACAGGTCAGGTTAAGTCAGTAAATGGCGATGTCAGATTGAAAGACGGTGTAACGTACATCGGTAATTTTTCAATGCTCGGCATCAATATCAACGACATTTCATATGTCAAGTACCGGACCGATACATCGGAACTGGTCGATGAAATGGTACAAGCCATCAACAATAAAACAATTGAGGAGGCTTGACCGTGAAAACTATCGAAGCAGTTGAACTATTTACGGTGCTGAAAGACTTGAAACTTTCAGGCATGGATACTTCTGATCGCTTAAAAGTGATCAGAAATCTCCGTGCTCTGCGGGAAGTGGCCGATAAGTACAGTGCGGATATGGACCTTGCAAAAGAACGTCTCAAACCGGACGATTATGACAGTCTGGTAATGAAGATGCTCGAAAGCAATGAGGCTGTAGCAGCCGGTGGTAGCCGTATAGTATCGGATTTGGAGGTTGCGTCATTTAACAAGCAAAATGAACAGTTTAACCGGGATTTGAAAGCAGTTCAAATAGGCACCTACAATAAGGATGAAGGATGCTTTGAAGGCGGTATGAATAGTGAACCGGTAGATGTGAAAATCGAATCTCTCACGGAGCTTGCATTTGACAAGCTCGTTGATGCCAATAAGGATGTGCCGGCAGGCGCATTAGCAGTATTGTTCGATAAAATGGTGAAGTAATGGATTTACAGGATTTGACATTTAATAAAGAAGGTGACCTGTATGTTTGCGAGTTCGAGGCAACAGGACCTTTTAATATTAAGATTTCCCGTACAAATGTATCGGGAGCTTATGGAGCATTGAGCGTTCAGCAGTCGTTGACGGGAGAGGATTATGTCCCCATTCCGCTGCCTCCGGCATGGCCTCTTATGGCCAATCTGGATTTTGAGATACCGAACGTCCCTGCCGGTATGCACATCCGAATTGAGAGCGGGGCAGAAGTGACATTGGCTAAAATAGCATATCAGTCATGATAGGGCTTAACAAAATAGGGCTTAACCAGGTGCAGCTAAATAGGCTGCGCCTGAATGCTCCATTTCCTGCATACGGAAAAATGGCCGGTGGTGGCGGTTCCGGCGACGGCTTCCCGCAACTTCCGGGCGATGTCACTCGTTGGCATTTCGGCGGCCTGACGAACGAGATGATGGCGGCTATGGACGATCCGAGGATCGAGGATGCGGACCATAAAGGTCGGTTCTTATCCTTCAAGAATTTCGCTTGGAAGGAGGGTTCGGGTATTAGTGATGTTTACCCCGGCGCACTCGTCTTTGACGGAGTAGACGATTACGGTGTTTGTGAGAATTTTCCTATTTTGACTAAAGAAAAGGGATATACGGTTGTGGCGTTGAGACAGTGGATTACATATAATCCAAATGCAATATCTGCTATAGCGACAAACGCATCCGATCAATCTTTTAATGGTGCGTTCACTTTTGAAAATTACAATAAAGGAGCAGAGCAAACTATTTCGTATGGAGCTACTCAAATATCATTACAATATTCAAAATCTCCTTTTTCTTGGCAAACAACATCTAAGTATAATGGAGTTAATATTGCCAATGGAAACAAAGATGCGACAAATTCACTTGTTTTAGGCAGGTCATATCCTCAAAGAAATGATTTTGCTAATTTTGCTATCTGGGAACTTGTATTTCTTGACCACGATGCCACCGAAGAAGAATTGACCAAGATCAAAGACTACTTCGTCAAAACCTATCCTTGGTTATTCTTTGATCAAGCATGGACTGTCACCGGCAAAACCAACGAGGACGAAGATCGTGCTACTATTGCCAACATTACGGGCAATGGTAATAATCTTGTGCTGTCGAATTCTGGGTTTGCAGAAGGGAGTGGGTATGGGTTGTATGCTGAGAATTATGCTGGTGGTAGATGGGTTCAATCTACTGATAGAGCGGATTTAACTTGGACGAGTTATTCTGTAAATATAACTTCAGTTAAAGTTGCGTCTACACAGTTATATTATCAATCCTATCCTGAACAACCTTCTTTTATAGTTCCTTCTTATAAGATAAAAGTTTATGGACTGAAAGATGGTCAAACCCTATCTTATAGACAAGCAACTTCTGAAGGGCAACAATTATATAAAATATCAGAAGATGGAACTTATACATTACCGTCTTTTCCATTTAAAGCAAATGGAGATTGGTATGGATTTACCTTAAATAAGGTACAAGAATCCTGTGACATTACTATAGAGCAAATCCCCGAATACGAAGGATATCTGGTTACTGATGGGGTGGATGATAAGATAACTTCGTCTACATTTGAAATGGGTAATGATTGGACTGTAATAGGAGATTGGGAGCTTATAAATACAGGGAAAAATGACAATGCTGGTATTGTAAAATTTGATAGTATAGTCATTTATAATTATAATCCAATACTTATTAACATAAAAAATGGTAGAAATAATTTGATTCCCGATCAAAATACCGTTAATGCAATTTGTTCTGATGGCAGGATTTATTCAAAAGACTGGAAAGAATCTATTTATAATGAAGAAACGGAATCTACCAGTAAAAATCTCTTAACTATAGGATATTCAGGTAACAGTTATACTAAAATTGCTTTCAAAAACTTAGCGATTTATCCTACAGTCCTTTCCAAGGAAGATTGTATAAAAGCATATAATTATTTACAAACATTAAAAGCAAAATGACATGAAATACGCAATTGTAAACATCGTATGGGCAAAGTCCCACGGAATAGAAGTCCTACCGGAAATGAGGACAAGTACGGATCAAAGCAAGGTAATCTTGCATGAGGAATTTCTATCACCTTTCGGCGAAGAGGAATTTCCGAAATATGAATCTACGGACCCGGAGTTTATGGAGCTGCTGGCAAGCGAAGAATGGGCTTTGCCGGAAAGTGTAGAGATTAACAGGGAATTTAGCCGGTTACTGGCTCTTGACCAAATGGACAAGGAGGCTACCGAAAAGATCAATACATACGGCTTAACGGCATCTGAAGCATTACGAGTTAAGAACCGGCACCCGATATGGAAGGTTGGAATTGATGTTAACAAGGGAGATCGATATCAGGAAGGTGACAAACTATTTGAATGCGACCTGGCTCATCGAACACAAGAAGACTGGCGCCCGGGACAAGGGGCACATTCGCTGTGGCACGAAGTGACGGAAGAACATACCGGTACTATTGACGATCCGATACCCTATAACGAAGGTCACGACCCCTTATTTGCTGGTATGATCCTCGAAAGCGGCAAATATTACAAGCAGGATAATGTAACCTATAAGTGTACACGGGATAGCGGAATAGCCTTGGTACAGGACTTATCCGCGTTGGTTGGCCACTACGTAGAAGTTGCCAGGTAGATAAGTTTATTCCGCCTTTTGTGTCGGGCGGCATCTAAATTCGACACGTACTTTAATGACAAGTTATTATGATTTGGTTAATAGTTATTTCTATGTTGATTATTGCGGCCTATACGACCGCTGTATGCATTAAGCAGAAAGGTATACCTTATTCAATCAGTGCGACTTTCTATGCAATTGAACATAAAGGATGGTTCCGCTTCACAATGTGGGCTTGTCCTATGGTGTTAATGCCAGCGATCTTGGAGGTCAGTAAGCCGGGGACGGAGTTTCTCGCTTACCTGGCGTTGGCCGGGATGATCGTTGTCGGGTGTTTTCCAGATTACAAAGCGGATAAATTCCAACACCGGGGACATATGGCCGGTGCAATGATGGCAATATTATTCTCTCAAATTTGGGTGTCACTTAACTTATGGCCTATGTTATTTGTATGGCTTACCTATATTGGATATGCTGTATTAAATATTGCCAAAGAAAAAGAAGGCACATTCTGGTATAAGCTCTATCAAAGTAAGCCGATGTTTTGGATTGAGATTTCTTCATTTGTGGCTGCTTATCTCTGTGTATTAATTTGCATATAAAGATATGGAAGAAGAATTATTGACAACGCTTAGCCGCCTATCGAATGTGATTGGCGGCTTTGTGACCACCGTACTGATCCCCGTTGCCGGCTACTGGGGCTACCGGGAATATAACAAGCGCAAAGCGGGCGCAGAGGCTAAAAAGGCGGAAGCGGACAATATCACGCAATATGCCGCCGAATGGAAAGAGCTATACGAAAAGAAAGAGCAACGTGTCGGCGAACTGGATACCAAGATCGATGCCCTTTATGACAAAATAGACGAATACCGTAAACGAGTCCGGGAACTGACCGAAAAGAACACAGAGCTTGTGATAAAGAACAGTGCGTTGGAGTTCCGCAAGTGCAACAAGCACGGGTGTTCGGATCGTGAGCCGCCCAGCGATTTTTAGATTTAGATTAATGAACAATTAAAAATAATGGATGAATTTATTATGACAGCAAGAGGACTTAGAAATAATAACCCTGGCAATATCAGAATCAATGATGACTTATTTCAGGGCGAGGTGAGACCAAGCAAGGATAAGTCATTTAAACAGTTTGAAACGATGGCCTACGGCTATCGGGCGATGTTCGTAATCTTACGGAATTATATCCGCAATTACAAACTGGACACCATCCGCAAGATGATTACCCGGTGGGCTCCGACAAACGAGAACCATACGGAGAATTATATCAGGGTGGTGGCGGAAAGAAGCGGTATTCCGGCTGACGAGCCCGTATATCCCGAGAACAGAGAGATAATGATTCGTATTGTCGCTGCTATGTCGTATGTTGAAAACGGCGTAGAAGCCGATATGCCGGATGTTATAACAGGATGGATTTTGCTATGAAATCTTGGCATGTAATACTGATTTTGATTCTCTGCCTTCTTTGCTTCTTGGCCGGCCGGCACACGAATAGGATAGGAGATGAGCTTGTTGGAAAAACCGACACGTCGACTCTGCGTGACACGATTCGAGATAGCATTCCTTATCCTGTCTATGAAACGGTGATCCAGACGGTTCCGGAACTGTTCCCTGTCTACATCACACTTGAGGGAGATACAGTGAGAGAGCCGATTTTTGTGCCTATCCCGGTCACGCAGAAAGAATACTTGACGGATGATTATCGCGCTTGGGTGTCAGGATATAATCCTTCGCTGGATAGTATTGATATATTTCGAAAGACAATGTATATAACAAAACAGCAGTCACCCCGTCGCTGGGGGATTGGTATTACAGCCGGTTATGGGATTGGGCGGTATGGTTTATCACCTTATGTAGGGGTGGGAGGATTTTATAGAATTTGGTAGAAAACATTTGTTCATTTATCTATATCGTCTGTGAAGATAGTATGGATATCGGGAGGAAAAGAAAGCCTCCCAAACCTAAAAATTAAAACGGACCTGGTAGTTGTTTTAATGCGTTGCACGGCTGGGAGGCTCTAAGCTCTTTTGGCCGTGCTTTTTTTGCCCGGCAGTAATATTAAAACAAACAACTAAACAGAATGTTTATGAAGCGGGTAGAAATGTATTATAAAAAAGTGGTGGTGACCGTTTGCCAGGCAATAGGTACCGATCCTGTAATGTTACTTTCGAGCAACAAAGAAATAAATGTAGATGCCAGAGGGATAGTTATTGCTATTTTGACGGAACATAAATATAGTGACGGAACGATAGCTATACTAACCGGCATGACTCGTCAGGCAGTTAATCGGATAAAGAACATCTACCCGGATAGGATAAAAAGGAGCTATTATCTGCGTAGTTTATTTGAAAGTGTGAGGGAAGAATTAGTTGAATATGAATGATTAATTGTGAGAGCAATAAATTAGCAATAACTTAGCAAACAATTATTTATTAAGCAAAGCATTTATAGTGATTTTTGTGGTGTCCGGGTTACTCGGACATAACCATAAAAATCATATATATGGAAGCGGAAAGAATAATCAAAGAAAAGGAAATTGTCCATGACAGTGAGCACAAAGATTATGCATCTAAGGGTGTTGGTAATGCTGGATTGACATTAGGTATCATTGGAACAGCGTTGGGTGCATGGGCTGTATCTCGTAATCGCGGTGGTTTGTTCGGTGGTGGCTGTGGAGCCGGTATGCCGGAAAATGTAAACATCAATACAACTACAGGAGGTAGTGGTGGTTCCGGCGTAGGTGCTCCTACTGCATTTATGGCCTGGGAAAAGGGTTGCGAGGAAGCTCTTGCCTTGACGAATGCCATGTGGGGATTGAAGGTCTCCGGAATGCAAGCAGATTACGACCATCGTAATACGGATGTCGCTGAAAAATTTCAGATTTACCAGTCTCAGGTAAACGGCGATTTTGGATTGTACAAATCTATGCGCGACCTGAACGATTATCAGACCGAAAAATTGAATAACGCATCTTTTGGTCTGTATAAGAGTCAGCGTGACGGTTTTGATGTCCTAAGTGCCCGTATCGGTCATTTAGAAAAAGAAGTAGCAGTAGGAGCGGCTATCCGTCCGTACCAGGACAAGTTGATCCAGTGCGAAATTGATCGTGCTTTCACGGCATCGGTAAATTACACTAATCGTCTCGATTGCCGTAACATTAAAGGCGAATTGGTTCTTCCTAATACGCCCGTCGTTTCCGGTTACGGAAGTTATCGTAGCTGCTGTGGTTTTCCCCAGACAAGTGCTCCGGCAGAAACCGCTTGAAAATACAAAATCTGCAAAGGTTAAAGTAAAGCGTAAAAAGCAAAGTTAGTGGTAGCCCTTCGGGGCTTACCACTTTCCTATTATCAACCACTAACAAAATTATTATGGCATTAAATAACGTATTTATAGGAGGCGGAGATCCGTTATTAGGATCATCCTCTAATAGTATAAACGCAGATATGGAAGCCTATGAGCGCAGGTTACAGGAGACTCTTAGCCAAGTGCAGGCGCAAAAACAAATGGCGCTTAATCCTCAATCGCAAGCTCAGAGGAGCCAATCCCCATTATGGGATGAGATGGATAATATCGTTAATGATATGACGGATATGGAAATTGATGTATTAAACAATGATCCCGAATATCAAAAAGCTCAAAATACATTAATGGGCATACTTAACAGGGAGTATATGAGGATAATGAGGCCTATTGTGGAAGGGGTTAAAGACGGAAAAGAAACATTGGAAAATCTAATGTCAATTACTAAAAGAGTGAAGAAATCTGCTTCAGAAGAGGCTAACAAAAATATTGCACTATTCAATGAATATACTTCTAAATATGCAGATATGCCTTATGCGGAATTTCTGAAGTTGAAAAATAGTGGAAATAAGAAAAAGTCTAATTGAATGCCTTATGGAATTGAAACAACAAGCATTAGAGCTAAAAAGTAGATTTATAAACTCTGTAGAAATATGGGCGGAAGATAGGATCAATACTTTCGTTTCGGGGAATACGGCATTTAAGCCTTTGGCAAAATATTTGAAAAGAGGTGTTCATAATATTCTTATTATTAAGGATAAAGAGATAACAGAAAAGATAGAAGGTCTTATGCTTTTTGTCGCAGATGAGAAAGGCAATTATGATAAGGGGGAGCTTTTTGACGACATGATGAATATCTTTAAAACGATGAAGCCTTACAAGTTTGAACAAGGGTTTTTTAAAGGAACGATAGGCGAGGGATCTATTTTGTTAGAGCTGCCGGATAACGGACTTATGAACTTTATAATAGGTGATACTAACGCTATTCGTATAACGGAGGCTGACTTTTTGGAATTGAAATCAATATTTACAGACTAAATACAAAGAATTATGAATTACAATGAGTTAATAAAGGATTACCATTCAAAAGGTTTTGGTACCGAAAAGAAAATGTGGGAGTCTATCTATGTGTTAGAGGATGCAATGATGTGTTTGAAAGAAAAGAATCCAGATGTATATGACGAAGCTATGCGAGATTTACATGAAGTGTTTTGTGGCCCTCATTATAATGAGTGTTTTGCTCGTGAAGATGTTGCGGGGATGCACCATAAAAATACGAGGGGAGAAACGATCAAAGGTGAACATTGGAGCATGGATCAGGTAACTTCAGCCATAAAAGGCATGAGTATACCAGGAAATACCAACATATGGGATGTATATGTCGCTCTTAATGCCAATTGGCATGATAAAAATGTCAAATTCGCGGAATGGTTTAACGCGGATGCTGACAAGAAAATCATTGAGGATGCCATCAGTTTTTATTTTATGGACGCGGACGCACCGGATGGAAAAGTTTGGTTGTACATGGATGCAATGGATGATAAGTAAAGTAATCCTATTTAGTCCCTATTTAAAAAAAACGGGGACTAAATACGGTTTACTATATTGTTTTTATTTGTAGTTAACTATATAATGTTAGAAATACAATGCGTTGATAATTAGTTTAATTGTAGTTATCTGTTGTTGTGTGTAGTGATTAACATAGACTCTCCATCTCCACAGAAAAGGCTAGCAGTTTCGACTGCAGGCCTTTTTTGTGATCAATCTTTATCGATTAATAGGATTCCTTCAGGATCGATATTGATTATCTTTTGTTTGTAAAGAGCCCCGATTGCCTGTTTGAATGCTTTTTTGCTGCAGCGAAATAGAGAGTAAATAGGTTCGGTTCACTGGCTGCATATCTTCCTTGAGCTTTGAGCGAATCCAGAATTATCTTGGCAACACCTTCTGCCTTTTGATATCCTAAAGGGGGTAAGGCTGACATCTATATTTTCGTATTCTCTGACTTCTTTGATGTACCCTTTTTAATGTTCCCCTTTTCCCAAGCGTTGAAAAACATCTGGTAGCTCAGAGTATTCGTCCGAAATAAGTCGCTTCTTTCTCTGTTTGTCCGTAAGCATAGATGTCAAATGAAAATAATAGAAGGAACTCTGTATGTCCTTATGCCTCATGCTTCTTGATAGAGAGCTATTTGCAGCTGAACTCAAAATCATGTTTCTCCCACTGCGTGATACTTGTGGTGGCATAATGATGACGAAAGTCATAAGGACATACTGATTCCGGACTTATACGTAGTTACAAATTTTTGTGTAGCATAGTAAAATGGTCATATCAGTCTTACAACGGCTACGAAAATAGGACAAAGATTCCATATAGGAATAGTACGGTATCGATGGGGGGTACCCTTTTGGGTGTACGGCTTACCCAGATCTATTACACTTGCATTAGTTCTGTGGGTGTGGGATAATGAGAGCGGATATAATCCTCCGATCTCTTTTTTGATTGAAGATCTTGGATAAAATCCCAGCAACCGTACCCAAAGGCCTGTTTATTGGTTTCTGCTGACGAGGGATAGGACCTTCTAATTTGGTGGTAGACTTTTTCACTATTAGGTAATCGAATAGCTCATTACTGCTATAAACATTCATTGGAAAAGACAGAGTCTCTTTAGTCTTAGATTGAATCAGGTTTACAACCTCGTTTTTCCCAGGTGATCAATTAGCATTTGGAAATTGGATTTTAGATAAGGATTATTCATAGGCTGAAAATTTTGATTAATATCAACCTATAGGTTATAAATGTTATCCAAACTCTAAATTCATAATTAACATCTTATCAAGTGATTGCAATATGAAGTTGGGATAACATTTATTGTTGCTGCCACCAGTGAATTTGCCAGAATTCATCATATTTTTGTTCGTGAGGCAAATAATTATCTGATACGCTTTAATGGTATTGACTTTCTTACAGAACATTATGATGCAGAGCATTTGTTTTCATTTGATGATACTATTCAGGAGCTTACGCAAGTTTGTCTAAATAATGGAGGGGGCATTCAATGAAACCATATTACGGTTCTAATACTATAATTGAACAGATAGACTTGTCAAGGTGTAAACCTTACAAGGACTTCAGACAAGGGTTCTATCTGGCAGAGATTAGAGAACAGGTAGAACAAATGGTAAATATAATATTTTAGCTATTTAATTGATAATAAAATAGTTATCATATCATTTACAAAAATAGGTAACGGTTTAGAAACGAGTGAAATTCAACCGATTGTTTTATTTTGCATACATTCAAAGAACATTTTTGTAACGCAAATATAAGATTTACTGCTGAAAAAAGCAATATTACAGGCTTTTACTATCCCAAAATATCGGTCAAGGGAGTCGGCTTTCACGTTCCCCCCCAACTATAACCTTCCATCCGTCAGATAAAACCGTGTCTTCGTCACTTTTCAAACAAGTTATTCAATTCATATTTTAACCAATAAACTTTCTATATTCATTCAAATGAAGTTATCATACCCAATAACCTCGTTCCATTGTTTCTATTTTTATTAAAATATTTTGTGTAAATGGAAAATACGGGATTTAAAGTGAGTTCCGTATTTTTTATTTTATACATTTACCGAATGAAGAAGATTATGAAAGAAAAGAATCAAGTAGTGCCTAATGAGGTATTAAGAAAGGAGTTCCTTAGCCAGTTCAAAACAGAAGCCGATGTGAGCAAGTTTCTGAAGCAGTTGCATGCCCAAGTATTGGAAAAGATGCTTGAAGGCGCAATGGATGCCCATTTGGGTTATGAAAAGAATTCTGAGGCAGGAAACAACACTGGCAACTCCCGGAATGGCAGTTATCCGAAGAAAATCCAAACCGAACGTGGAGAATCTGTCATTTCCATTCCGTGTGACCGTAACGGCCAGTTTGAACCGATAGCAGTCCCCAAACATGAAAGTCATGGACTTTCTATAGAGGGACATTTATTAAATATTATATCAGCCAACTGATTTATATACAAGGTGTTGCGGATTGGTTGGCTTTTTGTATCTTTAGGTATTCCCCCGAAAACAAGGTTTGACGGCCCAAACAGGGGAAATTCCCCAACTAAGATATGGCTAAGATAGCAAAAATTTCAGAAATTCACCCTACTTTGGGCTTTACAGAATTTGATATTCTGGAAAAATACCGCAAGAGTTTTAATGAGAGTGAG